CGTTACCTTGCGCGTCTACAACAAAGGGGACGGCGGTAACTGCTGGGTTGTTCGGGTCGACCAGCGCGAATTTGTCCGCGACCACAGTGAACGTGGATGGGGTTCCATTAGCGCCATCATTGATAAGTCCAAAGCCGACGACATGTCCGTTCACATCTAGTCGTACAGCGTATTGTGCTTTGATTCCGTTAATAGATGCGGAATGCGTCTGGACTGTGGCATACGTTGCTGGCAGCCCTGTAACCGGGTCGTTAACCTGTGTTGTTACCGTTGACACATCCTGTGCCAAGATGAAATCCGCACTTGCTCTCGCGGTAGCCTCATTCGTGACCGCTGCCTTTAGCGCCGCGTTGCCCGTAACCGGGTCGTTGACAGTGGCTGACACAGCACTGATGTCCTGCGCTAGTATCGTGTCCTGATTAGCCCGTATGACACTTTCGTTTGTTACAGATGCCTTCAGCGCCGCGTTGCCCGTAACCGGGTCGTTGACAGTGGCTGAGATTGTTGCTACTGATGACTGTATGACGGGTATCTGGTCTACCTGTAAGGTTGGGTCTATTAGAATATTGGTTATGTCACCCGGCTTAATGTCGGCGGCCATTACATGGAGCGTTGTCACAGACAGTTCGCTGGACAGCAGTAAGCCGGTTTTACCGAACGCATCATACGGGCTTATCCTAACGTAATACGTTGTACCAGACGTGAGTGCAGATAGTGTGATACGTGAGTCCGGGCCGTCGTATACCAGTGAAGCTGCGCCGGGGGTGAACCCTTGTGTCGTTGACATGTATACCAACACCCCGGCAAAATCCAAATCAGCGGGCTGCGTGAAATGTACCTCCACATTCTGAAAACCGGGAACAACGGACAACGCTCCCGGCAAGGCTGGCGCAGGGTTGCTGACATGCAATGTCGCGGGCTGACTCAGTTGGTTCTGCTGTCCTTTGATGCGCACCTCAATGCTGAATGAACGGAACGGGCCTCCCTGACTGTATGCATTTTTCAGGTATGTGAAGTCGTAAAAATTGTCCTTGGTGAAGTCCGTCCTCAGAATATTACCGTTGGGGTCAAGTATGCGAATGTCGTACCCCATAAACCACGCATCGAACCCACCAGAGCCAGCGCCGAATATCTCGCTACCAATGGCCTGAAAGTCAAAAGATGTGGTGTGTCGCCACACAAAATGAGCGTCGCCACCGGTGAACTCTGTGTTGTGGCCTTGCCCTGCTAACTCCAGCCCATTGACGCGGACAGGTAAGCCGGGCTGCACGATGGTTGCCCCGGTGTTGGTTGTCGTTGGCGGAACAGGCACAAACACCGCAGCATCAGATTGCTGCCAAGCGTAGATTGCCGCGTTGTCCTCGTGCAACACCATGTCCACCGTGAAGTCTGCTTTTGTGGTAATGTCCGCAACACGGAACGTACGTGTTCCCGCCCACAGTGCGGGCATCTGGACGTTGATGACCTCCATGGCGGCAACTTCCTTCATGGTAGCCTTGCATGAAACCTTCAACACGGCAGATGCCCGGTGCTGATTGAGCACCAGTTTGGATAACCGTTGGCAGCGTTCGTGATCGGTACAATAAGGAAGGTCGATAACTTTTCGTATCACGCGTCCGTCTGCCAGTATAGCCGCCGCGTCGCCAACTTGTGGGTATGTAAGCTTCTTCCAGTTCGACTCCTCGCCCGCGTATGACCCGGTCACCGTATTGAATAAGGAATTGCGCGGCGCGTGCGGTTGGTAGTTTATGTCCGAGATGACGTCTGATTCAGTCAATGTAATATTGATATCAGCGGCGGCTGGGAACGAGCCCGCGATAATGCGGCACTGACCTTCCAGCACCGGTACGATATGCCCTGCCCCAGCCGTCAGCATCTTGGTGATGTTGTCGGTGACTTTGTTTTTTGTGTCAACCACGCCGTTCAGGGTGTACCTGTTCTGCGATCCGCCGTTTGCTGTGGGGATTATCTCCTGCGATATGTTGGCAGACGCAATGGTGTATGCGTCATTTATCTCGGCATCCGTTAACCCCATCCCATAATCAGCGGTGAGATAGTCACGCATGCACAACGCCCAGTTATCCGACCAAGCAATGGACTGATTGCGCGGGTCGAACACTTTCTTGCCACGCACATCGACCTGCACATTTGATATGCCATTCGGGAACAGCGCTGCGCTATATTTGAACCGGATGTACACATAGGCGATACCGTTGCCGACAGACGTACTTTTCCAAGCAGGGAACTCAGCAAGCAAGTCCGGGTCTACTACCTGCCCGGCACCGCCAAGATGGCGGCTCACACGCACGTGGTTCTTGTATTGTTTCAAATGCAGCACGTCTTGGTTGTACTGCCACTGTTGCAACGGCGTAGGTGATTGCGGCAATACTGCAGTACCGTTCACCAGTTTGGTGTTCACAATAATATTACCTATGGAGTCCAGTTCGTGGCCAGCCAGAGGGATGATGATGTGCGAGTACATGTGGTTTTTGCCCGTCGAGCCAACCCGGTATAACGGGCCGGACACACGCATCTGACCATAGATTATCTTCTGTGATGTCACTTCCGCCCGGAACATTTGTGGCGCTGTCGGCTGGTTGTAATTGGGCGCTAGCGGTTTCGGCTTATGGTGCAGCAGCATCGGGATAAGCCCGAGCGAACCGACACGAACAGCATCCGAGAGCATGGGACGTATGGCGTGGTTCCAGAAATGCTTTAGGCTCAAACCCATTACGCACGTCCCCACAAATCAGGTTTGTCTATGTTGGGTATCAACATATCGAAGAACGTGTCGCCCGGATAGCGGGCCTGCTGATCGCCATCCGTGTAGAAGCGCTCTTTGTGCATTGCCCATGAGTCCCACAACGATGCCGCCGTCAATGTGATCTGCGATGTGTTGCCGCCGATACGCGCAGTCATCACATCCATGTGCCACGTGCCTATAGGATAAGATGACAACAAGGTGTGATCTTGGTTAAACACCAACTCCCACATACGCAGCGTGCGGTTCTGTATATGCTCATTAAGTAAAGCATTGATGTACGCAGTTGGTATGCCACTCAGTCCGATGGAGATACCGCCATCAGTAAGGTTCGACCCTTCCTTCACTGTAGGTATGCTCAAGATACCGGCGACACCGATAAAGACATTGCCGCCGATGGTTACATCAGACGGGGTGGAGTTGATGCGCTGGAACCCAGATGGGAAATCCATCTCGATGGCATAACCATAGACGTAGTTCGCGGCCTTGGTTGCAACAGTGAACGTGGCGGACTGTGCGCGTGACATTAGTACGCCTCCTCACAAACAATGTGCAGGTCGTAGAACAGTGGCGATACTTTTGATGCCGCCATGTTGTCGCCGGTCAGCTTAAATACAGCGGTCGGTTTGTTTGTGACAATGGCCGAACCGTTTGCCGGGGAGTTACGCAAAGGCGGTTCGAACGAAACAGCCACCGGCGTGGTTCCAGCGCCGGTCACATCTGCCGTCACCATCTTCAACTCTCCGCCAATGCCAATCATATCACCAGCCAGTAGCGTACCAGTCCATCCTGACGTCATTATGGATGCGCCTATCTGCGCTGCGCCTGACACAACAGGCGTGCCGGATATCGTTCCGCGCGGCGTCGGTAGCGTGTGGTCATGCAGATAAAACCGCCCGGCCTCGCCGCGCAAAGACGCCAGAAAAGCAACCAACACCCGCCCGGCTGCCGGTTCCTGTTTTGGGAATGTGAGCGAGACATGCCACTTAGCGCCCGGCAGTTCGGACGTCTGAACAGACCCATCAAATGTGGATTTAGTTACCTGCGTATTGCTTACCAGTTGCCACTCGGCGCTGGCTGGCAGGTTCGGAGGGAATGTCAGCGGCATCTGTTATACCGCCAGCGTCTGTCGCAACGGGCCGTTCGTTGCAAAATCCTGCCCTACGGCAGCCAACGCCTGCTGCGCACCAGCCGCAGCCGCTGTCTGTATTGCCTGCGCGGAGCCGATCTGTGCGTTTGGTGCAGTTATATGTTGCGTTATATTCACGACATTCCCTGCTGCGGTTCCGTAGACAGGAGTAGTAGGGCTTTGTGGCGGCTGGTTGGGGTTGAACGGTATTCGTGTAGGCGCACGCGCATACCCCGCAGATGCAGCAGAACCAGACGGCGTAGACGCCGAACCAGCAGAAGTACTGCCCATCTTGGTTTGTGATATCTTAACAACATTAGCTATACCTGCCGCCCCGACTATAGCAGCAAGGGCGAAGTTTAGTGGCGGTGGTGCTGACGCTAATGCTTTATTTACTGCTGTAAAGGTGTCTACGATGGCACCTGCAACGGCGGCAGCCTTTCCTAATTCAAAGGTTCGGCGGTTGTGTGACTGCATCAAACCAGAGACTGCGTGCAACCCAGCGGAAGCAAGTGAAAGTTTCGCGTCCCACTGCTCCTTTTCTATCTTCTTAATGTCCTTCGCAGACATCGTACTTCTTTTCTTATCTAGTTGTGCTTGCGTATCTTGAATAGACTTGTACTGCTCGCCAAAAGCCAGTAACCCATCCGCGAGTGAACTTAGGTTAGTCTGTTGATCGCCTTGCGCAAGTGTGGCGAAAGAAGTCTGCAAAGCGGACATGCGGGTAAACCTGTCCTGTTCAATCGCCACCAGTGTGTCGGCATGCGACTGCGCCAAATCAATCTCATTCTGTTGCAAGTCAACACGATGCTGCGCAATAAGGTTGTCTAACTCCAGCCCCTTATCCATACCAATCTTGGCAAGTTCGAACTGTTTGTTTATCTCCTGACGCTTGATGTCGATTAGCTTGGCAGATGACGCCTCGGCTTGTTTCAGCGCGTCCGCAGACCCGCCAAAGTGCGGCATGAATGGGTTTTGTGCTTCGCGTTGACGTGCCAGACGTTGGCTAACAGCCTTGGCTTGCTGCTCCGTACGAGCCGCAGCTAATTCTATAAGCTTACCATTACCCTTTAGCCGCGAAACGTTTTCGTTGAATGCGTCCCGTTCATTCTTCTGTTGCTCACGAAGCTTGGCAGACTCAACACCGAACCGTGCATTGGCAGCACGTCTGGCTTCTTCCGTGGTTGCTTTTATTAGAGCCAGCTTGTGCTTCGTAACAAGGTCGTCACGTGCTATCTCTTGTCTGGCTAGCATGCGTTCGCGCGTGCCTTTTTCCAAGGTGTACAGTTTTTGCTGCTTGCTAAGCTTTATTAAATCAGCGGACTGCTTCGTAACACTCGCGCTTCGCGCACGCGCAAGTGCGGCTATACGCTTACGCTCAGCCGCAGCAGCCTTTTCTTCTTTGCTTTTCTTCTTGGCGTGCTCCTTGTCTACCAGTACGCTGAACTCCGCGTAGTTCTTAGCGAACAGTGTAATGCTTTCCTTGTTAAGCTTGAGTCGTTCAACCAGTTCCTTGCGCCGGATTTCCTCTTTCTTCGTAAGGACGTGTGTTGCGGCCTTGTCCTCTAGCTTAGTCAACTCATCGCTGAACCGCACGCGGGCATGATGCAAAGACTTCAAATGAACCACGGTAGCCTGACGGAAACGCTCCATGCGTGTTAACCGCTTCTTGAGAAGGGCATCATCCATCTTGTCCAGAACCTTGGCTTCGGCAGCAGATCGTTCGACGATTATGTTATGTGAGCGCAGGTCTAGCTTGAGACGTCTTGCATACAACCCGGCCTGCTTCTTAACGTGTGCGGCAAGAAGTTCGCTACGTTTACGCAACGATTCGGCCTGCGCTTTATCGCCACGGGCCAAAGCCTCATCCGACAGTCGAGACAACTCTTTAACTCGCAGTTGCTCCTTATCGAGCATCGCCTGTGTTGCCTTATCGAACTTGGCTTGGTCTCGTTTAATCTTTGCATTAAGGTTGGCGTTCTGCCTGTCAAAGTATACGCCTATACCGGCAGCGGCGGCTGCGGTTGCGGCGGCGATGGCTGTAATAGGCAGGCTTACAAGCGAGGCAAGGCCGCCAAGCAATAAGCCTAATGAACGCACGGCCCCGCTCATGGAACCAAACGAACGAATAAACGGCCCAGTGGCTTTGGCAGCAGACTTGGCGACGTTGGCGATCTTACTACCAAACGACTTAATGCTACCGGCAGATGCAGCAGCAACCGCACCAACACCTGCGGTGGCTGTGGCCGCCTCACGTAACTTGCTAATGTACTTGATTATCTTGAACGCACCATACGCTTCGGCAATAGACACTAGGTTACTGAGCAACTCAACCAACCCATCTCGTTGCCCGTTAACACCGGCTAAATGTTCCTCTAATGATTGCAGCAGCGAGGTCATCCTCTCTATTGAACTAGAGAAAGCGTCCAGTAAAGACGGGCGTATCAATGTACCAAAGAAGACGTCCACTTCCTGATTAAGTTTCTCGAGAGCAACACCAAGCTTACCAGAGGCGCTCTGTGCGGCGCGGCCATAGTTCTCCTCCAACGACTTGGCGAGTTTGGGCAACAGGTCTTCTGCCAGTATCTTGCCCTGCGCTAGCGCTTTACTGAACTCACGCGTGGTCATGCCAACGGAGTCCGCCGCGAGACGGAAAGCACCGGGCAGGCGCTCACCTAACTGCTGGCGCATTTCCTCCGACGCCACCGTCCCCTTCGATATCATCTGCTCCATGGCCTTGATAGCACCGCTCGTCTGGTGGATATCCAGACGCAAGGCAAGACTTGCAGTGTTAATGCCGTGGAATATCTTCTTTATCGCGTCGCCTTCCAGCGCAGTGCCTCGTGCTGCGGCGGCAAGCTGGGCATACGACGAGGCGAGGCCGTCTAGGTTTGCGCCAGTCCTGCGTACCTCAGAAACAACGAGGGCAAATGATGCGTCTGCATCACCGGTGGCAGCAGACAGCGTCGCCATAACACGTTGTAGTTCGATGGCCGCAGGAATCGCACGCTCTACGCCGGCCTTGAATGCACCAATACCCAAGCCAATCCCGAGCATTTTAACACCCATGGTGCGTACGGCAGATGCCGCTGCCGTCAATCGTCCAGCAAACGGGCCAAGAGGCCCCTGTATGACAGCAACTATGCGACTGAACCGAGTCAGACCTTTAATAGCAACGGCATCAGCCTTGGCAAATGCGCGTGTCTTGAGCGTTATCTTCTCTACGGCCTTCGACTGTTTTGTTATGGCGTTCGCTACATCATGCGCAGCCTTGGCCTCATGCTTTGATGACGCGGCGAATATCTTTGCCTCGTCATGTTTACGGCGGGCGAGTTCCTGCGAAGCCTTGGTGCCAGCAGCAAGCTCTTTGTCTAATGCGGCCTTTGTTTGCTCTGCGCGTTTAGCGGCAGTTGCAGCAACTTTATCTGCCAACTCAGCCTTTGCTCTAGCCTCGCGTGACGCAGCAGCAACAAGCAGGGCTTGCTCCTCTGCTAATGTTCCTTTTGTTGCGCTGAGTTCCTCGCGCTTCTTCTCAATGAAGCGGTCTACCTGTGCCTGCCTGCGCTTTGTTGCAGCAGTAAATGCGGCCAACGCCTTATCTTCTGTGGCCTTCCGCTTTGCCTGCTCATTAGCAAGTGCAGCCGTCTCTGCCTTTGCACTCTGTATGACAGCATCACGCTTGGCGCGTGCCTCCTCAACAATACGGCGCGCTGCGTCGCCCGCCTGCGTGTGTGTCTCACCTGCACCACGTGGAGCCGGCCCGGCCTTTCTTGCGCCCGCACTTACCGTACCACCAACACGTCGAGAGGCACTCAGTGAACGCCGTGCAGCGTCCTCAATAGCTTTAGCCGCAGCGTTATTTGCAGCAGAGATTCCTTGCGCAACCTCTGCACTCTTCTGTGCCGTACGAACCAACTGAGCATGGGCAGCAAACGCGCTGTCCGTCATTGCTTTGTTTGACTTCATCATAGATGAAGCAATGCTGTCGTGGAGGCTCTTAACCTGTTTTATCTTGAGTGTGAATTTACCAAGCGCAGCAGACTGGTCGGGGAACAAAGGGATGTTCTGCCCTTGTAACTGGTCAATGATGGTTTGTGCTAGGTGGATATCGTCAGCTAACCGCCCCGTGTCTACAGGGAAGGAGATAGGCAGAACTACATCATTATTGTTGCCCGCCATATCTCCTCCTATTCTGTATCAGGGTCAACCACCGTGGCGGTTTTGTTTTCTGCCAAGCGGCTGTTCTGTAAAGCAGCAGACTCCGCGAAGATTATATCCAACCCATCAATCAGGTTGGTTGGTTGTTCTGCCCAACCTCCGGTAAACGGCAAGAGCCCACGCTCAACCCACACAAACGAAGTAAATAAGAAAGAGTAGTCCACGGTGTACATAACTGGGCAACTGTCTGTAACCAACCCTTCTACCCACTCTTGTGTGCCATGGCACCCGCCCTCTGGCATCTTGCCCATGTCGGACATAGGGCAACGCGAGCACTTCTTGTCACCGGACAACCATACCCGCGCTGCCGCCTTTATTTTTTTGCTTCTTCTTCCTTATCGTCATCAATACCAAGTACAGCAGACACCACTAAGTTCGCACAAGTGAAGTACACCTGTGCGGTATCAGTGTCGGACAAGTCAGCATCAACCATAGCCGCAGGTTCAATCGGTTCTCCGTTAACCGTCAACGAGGTAATGCAGTTCTTGAACACATATTCTGCCGTGCGTACACGCGATGCCAATGAATCGTCGGAACCCAAATCATAGATGGTGAAGCGTGCAGCATTCGTCGCTGGACGCATCACTAATTCAATACCGCATTCTTCGTCCTTCAATACAACATCGGTCTTTGTAATAAACTTCATATAACGCCTCTAGTTATAGGGGGCCGAAGCCCCCGTTATTTCAACCAATCAGGTAAATACGAAACTGTACTGGTTGTTGGCAGCAGACTCGTACAAACCGTACGTTACATCAAGTGTGTCGCGCTCTGCGCGTTCGGCGTATGCAACAGCGGTTCGCCGTGCAGCCGGGGCGCTAAAGTTCAACGTGTTACCCGCACCGCCCGTAGTGAAGGCACCAGAGACAACAGCGTTTGTGCCTGCCGCCAGTGCCGCCCATTCTGCCGGGGTTCCGATGGAGTCTTTTGTTACGGTCAATGTTGGGTTACGGTTAGCCACAGAGAACTGGTGGTCACTTGTGACGTAGTGCTCCTGCACGTCGTTACCCAAGTCCATAGAGAACGCCGCAGCTTTTATTGTTGCGCCATCAGAGATAATGTCTGTCACGTCACCGACGATTGGGCTAGTGGTGTCATACGGCACAGTAGCGAGGTTACCGATAGGAGCCACAACAGGTACGGCGTACGCGCCCTGTAACGTCAGGGTTGCGATTATGATACCGCCGATTGTCATGTTCACCGTACCGGTGCCCGCACAGCCTGTGATCTCATACAACATACCATCAGTGAACACACGTAAAGTTACACCGGCACCGAGCGTAGTTAATGTGTCAGCGGGGGCGAACGTCACACTGGTTGCCGCTGCCAGCGTTGTAGATAACCCACAAGCCTCCAGTATTGGCGTATACTCAGGTGCTGTCCCAGCCGTACCAGAACCACGTAATTCAATCTCAAGATCAACCTGTATGGTTTTCTTGCCAATAACATTTGGAGCGGCTCCCATAGAACCTTTTATCAGCGGGCGGTTGATAGAGGTCATGTTGGGCTGAACCTTCACAGAGCGCACCTTGACTGCCTGCATGGCTGCGTTGGTCGGGGTGGCCGTGATTGCGCCTGTCACATCCGTGAGCGTGCTTGCAAATGTTTTTGTTGCTGTAAACGGGCTGACGCCCTTGGTTGCTTCGCGCCCGCAAAATACGACGCGATCAAAGATAGTTGCTACTGCCATGATTATCCTTCCTTGCCGGTCGAGTTATTGCCGGGCTTGCTTTTTGGTTTTACTGTTTGTCCTTCTGCTGGTTCTACCGTACCGCCAAAAGCATTACCCTTGTGGGCCGGAAGTTTCTTTGTGTTGTTAGTAGCCATTTGCTGCGCTCCCTTCGTACAATATTGTAATAGGCCGAATTGACATCCCATAGGGGGCGAACTCGGTACCGAGTCGTTGTGACTCAGGTTCTGGGCGCATGCTTGTGCATGTGCCGTTGAGACGTGGGTTGGCGGCCAGAACCCGTTTTACTGTCACATCAAGTGCAGTGATTGCTGTGGATATGTTGTCCCTGTCCATCACACACAGTATGAGGGAAAGCTGGAACGTGACATCGGCGAACCCGCCACTCTTCCAAACAAACCCAACCTCAGGCAAATCTTCCTCAACAATGACGCAAGGGAACTGTGATGCCGCTATTGTATCCAGTGGCCTGAATTGCCGGAATACTGTTTTGATTCCGGGGTCAGCAGCCAACGCAGAAGCCAAAGCAACAACGATAGGTTCCCTCATGCACGAACCAGCCTACGCCCCATACGTTGCGGACGTTCTCTGTTCTGGAACACGGCATCCTTGTTGAAGTCATACAACGCCATACGAACAATCTTCTTCCATTCTTCATTGTAGAAGGTGTTGTATCGCGTTGCTCGTCGTGTGAACAGGTCACCATTAGCGTCTGCGTCACTTGCCAACATAGGCATGATATAATGGGACAAGGCCCTGTATACCGTGATTTGCACAAGGGCGGCTTTGTTCAAGTAGTTCTCTTCCATAAGCGGGAGAACCGGCCAAACTAAATCGACACGCTCTTGCGTAAACCCAAAGTAGTTGCTTAACGCATTCGGCCACCACTCATTAAGCAATCGTTCATAGATGTCATCCGAAGCCAGTGTACACTGCGGTACGAACGTGGTGGTGCCGAAGGATAAAACATCCGGCATGTACAGCACCAGTTCGGTGTCAGTTATTAGTGGCGCGGACAGTGGCATGTTTTACGCCTTTGTTACACGCCCGGACTCGAACATAGCGTTCGCCTGCTCTGCGTCGAGTTCTGCAACGAGAATATGGAAGTCCTTACCGTCTTGTTTAACTACCTCGTGGGTGAAATCAACGCCCCACAAAGTTTGTACCTGACCTTCATCAACATCGCAGAAAGGGTACTCTGCCAACACCTTGATAGTTTTTTTGCTTGCAGCCATTGTGGCCTCCTTTGTATGTTATTAAAATACAGGGGCCGAAGCCCCTGTATACGAAACAACCTTAGTTGTTGATGGAAGTCAGTCGTGCAAGACCACGACGGTTGAAACTCGCAAAGTTGGTGTACTGCTTGACGCGCCAAATCTGAGCGTCTTCACCTTCGCGTTCGCCGATCGGAGTAACACTGATACCTACGTCAGTACCTTCCGGGTACAGGCCAGCGATACCAATCTTCTTGGAACCGTCATCAAAGACGCCCGCCCACACCGAAGTAAGTGTACCGGTTGTCAGTGCGGCACCATTGGCAGTTTCCGTGGTGGACAAGAAGCTGTTCTTGAACACAGGGATGTTTTCATAGCCGATGGTCACACGACCGTCTGGTAACGTCACAGCCCAGTCGGCAGTGGTGCCACCGAGAGAACGCAACAGCGCCTTGTATGAACGGAATGTGCGCGGAGACATCATAATGAAGTCAACCTCACCGTCCTTGGCCAGCACCAAGTCCAGCAACTCATCCAGCAAAGTGAACGAGATAGCCTGACCAACGCTGGCGGCAGTGTACTGCGCAGGGTCACATAACGTGTGCAATGAGTTCATCTCAGTGCCGACACCAGTACCGGAAGCCATACCGATCTGGAACTTACGCGCAATGGACTTGGCCTTGGAACTGATTTCAAAAGCAGTCTGATCGACACCAGCGCTCTGCGATTCAGCGGCAACCAAGTTATCCATCACAACGTCACCAATCAGCTTGGTGGCACGGACAGTGGTTTGCGTAGGTGCGCCAGTCGGTGTCTTGTACACCAAGTTTGTGTTCAGGTCGGTACCTACGCCAGCGGTAGCTGTGATGGCATCAATATTGCCCGGCTCGCGGTTGATGATGGCCGCCTGACCGGTGTACGAATTGAATGGCAGAATAGAGTAAATAGGATTTACTGCGATGATATCTTCAGCCACACCGCTCACGATTTCATCGTTAATGAAGTTTGCTGCAACAGCAAGAGTTTGACTAGCCATAGTATTGCCTCCTTATGGCAAAAGTTAATTTACCAATCTGGAAGCGCCCGGCCTCTTTTCGATTTGGTGGCTACGTTGGGGCCTGCCCGAACGGTGCCTACGCCAAGGAACACCGTGTGCAGCACTTATGCCTGCTGCCAGCAGGCGGTAAGATACAGGTTAGTCTAACAACATGTCAAGCGTTGAATACGTACTTTATCAGACCACATCCGAACAACTGGTACCACCCATTATTGGCCGCGTTTTCTGCCTCTGTCAGAGCCATATCGTATGCGGCCATCCACGTAGCCGCGCGTTTCTTCTGAAACATTCTTCTGTGACGTACTTCGGTACCATTGGTGTATGACATGTCCGGTGGGGTTGTATTAACCATGGCCGCACCGGCTGCTTCATAACCGGCCCCTGCGAATAAGCGCCGCTCACAGAACGTATGCAACGGTCTGCCGAAATGCCGCACAAGCTTACTCAACCCGCCACAAACAACAGTGTCCAACAACGTAACAAAACGCACCATGTCATGTGTCCCGCACGTCGTCCTTACAGCTATGGCACAAACAAGCGCCTCCTCATAGAACAGACCGATGTACTCGCTTGCTGCTACGCGGCCCTGTAGATGGTTGCTATCAGCGAACGCTGCAAAGTCCTTATGGCAGATATCTCGTACTACGCACTTTCTTGCAAACACCTTCTTCTTGGTCATACCCAACGCGTGACGCAACATGCTTTGTACAATGGGTTTCTTCTCTCGCCACTCGTCGTCACGAATCATTATGCAACGAATCCCGCTGGCTTGTGCTGCTTCCAGCTTACTCAGGTGGTATGTCCTGTCCTTACCGGCCCAAGAAGAATGCCAGATGTTTCCGTTGAACTCGATGGCAAGCTTGTGACTCGGTACAACAAAGTCCAACTCACGCCTACCTCCAATAAGCCCACGCACGGATTGCCTGTACTCGATACCTAGTTCGTCTAGCCACGCCGCAACCTCGTTCTCTGCTTCTGACACGTGCGCACTGCCGCACTGCTTACAACCAGCACCACGTGCGTGTGCTTCTGCTGTAACCATAAACACACCATGCTCAGGGCAGACAACATCAATACACGAACGCATGTTCGACAGCTTCGTTTGACTGTAATCGAACTTGTCGTCGTGAACCTCGCGGAAGCGTGTAAGTAACTCGTCGTCGGTTAGCCGCAATGCGCTAGCTAGCTTGTCTCGCTTGCACTGCGGGCAACCACGTCCACTAAGATGCGACATTGCTTGCTGCGTGAACAGTCCGTGTGTAGGGCAATCAATACGTACCTTGTCTGAACTTCGGTTCAATGGTTGTTCGTGATATGTGTACCTGTCCTTGTGTACAGCCTTGGCACGTACACAGAAGTCCTTGAAGGTCATACTAAGCTTTCGTGCAGCCGCCTCGTGGCCGCATACATTACACCCCTTGCCAGCTATGTGGTCGCTAGGTGACTGTGTGAACCAACCGTGCTTACCACAACGAATGCGCATAGTGTGTGTCAGGTACATGTACGAGGCATCATCGTAGTCGTACTTGTCGCCGTGTTTTATCCGCGCCTGAACAATGAACGATGCATAAGGCAGCCTGTTACTGGCTCCAGTCCGGCGCGCACCACACACAGGACAGCCGCTACCACGAGCATGGGCGTACGGCGTCTGCTGAAAGTCGCCGTGTTGTTTACAGGTTATGCTTACCTTAGTCTTTGAGTCAACATACACCACGCCACTATAACAGTAAGTGGCTCCGTGTGCTGCCTCGAACGATGCAAGTACCTCGTCTCTTGTCTTTCTTCGCATGGTGACAACCCCAGATAAATATTGCCGCCAGAATGCCGGGGGAGCGACCCCCGGCTCGGCTTCTGGGGCCTGCCTAAACAGTAGCGCTACATTGCTACAGCATCAAGCATTCGCTGCACGCTTACGCAAAGCTGCTGCGATTCTTGCAGCGCCGTGTAGGTTGCTGTCCCCATTATCGGACGAACGTCCGGGAGACTTGGCACCACGGCTGCCCGTACCACCACCTGTTGGTTTACACAGATACGGGCGTTCTTCCAAGAACTTGGACATGATCGCCTGTGGTGTCATGGTGTTGCCGTCCTCATCGAACAGCGTCTCGCCATTCGCACTGGTTATCTCCACCGCGCCTTCATCGTTCACACCAAACCTGTAGTTGGCCCGAATCAGCGTAACAGCCTCCGATGAACTTACGGCCTTCTCATTTGCAGCAGACAACAGGACATTATCAATAACCTGACGTTCATAACGCTGCTTCCAGCCAGTGATGGACTCTTGCGCCTTCTGTAGCTGCGCCTCGCTCTTGCGTTTATGCTCCTCGACAAGGCGATCGTACTCGCCCTTCTCTTCCATCTTGCGTCGTTCGAGTTCAGCTTCCTGCTCGACGAGGGTCTGGTATTTGTCGAGGTCTACGCCATCAACCTTTTCCTCCAGTTCACGCAGCTTGCGGCGATATGCTGCGGCCTCTGCTCGTGTGCTTTTAAGGTCTTTCTTTAGGCGCTCTGTGTCAAAGTTCTGCTCACCCGCGCCGCCTACCTCACCGCCTGCCTCACCGCCGCTTGCCTCGCCGCCTGTGCCACCTGCTTCGCCTGCTTCGCCCTCGCCATTAGCCCCATAGATGTTCGGCACAATACCGCCATCCGGCATATGCCAGTAACGGCCAATCAGGACTGGTTCTTTCTTATTCATATCGCTCGCTCTCCTATTTTATCGTCACCCTCTGGTGCGCAGTATCTCCTTACCAATACTCACACGCATGTTGCGAATGAACTGCTTGGTAAGAATCTCTTTCTCCCCGGTGGTTAGACCAAGGAAGGGGCGTGCCGGTAATTTACCGTTCCCCGAATTGAGTATGTTTGCCAAACCCTTATTGCCCGGTGCAGTTATGCTTATACCGGGAACCTTGCCGCCTGTAGGGTGTGCCCGCAAAGAGCGTTGCAGTTTACCTGTTAGGAACAGGTTAGACTTTGGCGGACGTACGCTACCGGAAGGCACCTTAACCAGACCTTGCCGGATTAACCTGCGCTTCTTAGCTGTGTAGCTTGCCTTACCACCACGGGAGGACAACGGAGCAAAGGCCAACCCGTCTAGGCCCACCCCACGTCGCATGCGTGACTTAATCATCCCGACAGCACGGTTGCCCATGTTGGTCATTAGTGGCGACGCCGTTGCTCCAAAGTTCTCTGCAAACAGTTGTATGGCGTTGAGTTTACGGAACGATAGGTTACGCCCTGTCGTGTCCACCTTGAAGGTTATGAGTGGGCCCTTCCCGGCGGCAATTTGGCTGCGAGAAGTAGCGCTTCGTTGTAGTTGGCTGCGTCTGTGTGCTTGTCTTTGCGCGGCGGTCATCTGACCGAGTTTAGACTTCTGTGCTGCCTCCGCACTGCTTACATTTGAAAGCTGGGTGCCGACAAAGTCAAAGAACGAAGGCATCAGGCGTTGCTGCCCTCAGACACGCCGGAGGCGGCTGCGGCTCTGTCCGGGTTACTGTCGCCGCCTTCCGCGTTACCACTCGCCATTGCTGCCTGCATTGCCTGTATCTGTTCCTTGGTTTGGATTACAGACGTACCGTTCATGCCACCAACATTCTGCAACATCTGCGGGGCAGGCACATAAGGCATGTTCTCAATGTCCTTCTTCACATCCTCGATGACAGCGCCTGAGTAACCCAAGTCGCTCAGCGAACGTGAGGCAAGGGACTTTTGCACAAGCTTGTCATACTCTGGGCTGAATATGATGCTCTTGGCGCGAAGGGCTGAATCAAGGTCAGTAACAACGTCACGAATACCGAACTTGCGTGGGTAGCGCACAGACACATTGTCGTGGTTCTTTTTCTCCCACATGAGCGCGAACCTGAGAATACTTTCTTCGGCATGCTCCATGGAGGTTGCCTTTGCCGCCAACACAGCATTCAACTGCTGAAACTTGACCTCCATTGCTACGCCACTAAACGCTGCCGCGCCCTGTCTTGACGTGCTCTGCGCACCACCCATCTTGGCGATTTCACGAATATCTTGCACCGCCTGATTACGCCACTCCATAATACGCCCAAGGCTGGCGTGAGCCGGTTCAATCCAACGGTGACCTACGCTGTCATTAACATCGCGCTCAAGCACGTTGCCTGTGCCAACAACAACATCTTCGTTGCTTGGCCCGCGTAGCTGGTCAACAGGAACCTCAAGGAAAGGGAAGGCCGTACCGGCAATAACCTCATAAGCCATGCTGTCTATGCGGTAGATGTAACGGTTTATCTCAGCGATGTCGGTGAGATCAGAGACGCCAGTCATTTCATCAAAGGCGTCCTTATTCACAACAAGGGTGAAAGGAATAACGCCAAGCCTGTTCTCGCCCTCCATAATAAACTCAGGCTCCTGCTCACGACCGTTCTTCTCACGGATAAGCCATAACTCCCATGTGGTCTCTGTCCACACCTTGTACACAGACTCGTCCTCGTTAATCTCCTGCTCCTTGAGGACGAGCGTGGACAAGTGGGGAGGGCCGATGTAGTCAGAAGAAAACTTCCAGTTGATGATACTGGAAGGGGCGTAGTAGGAAATGTATGGTCGTACATCGTTCGCCAACTCAGTGGCCCTGTTCGGAGCCGCGTTGGAGAAAGGCTTGTCTGTTATAATACCCATGTAACCAAACACACTCGCCCACTTCGCGACTTCACGCATAAGTTCAGCAAAGGAACGCCCACGCATATCTGCGTCGTTCAGAAAGCTGGACATTGCCGGGTCGTTAGCAGCACCCGCACCCAACGAGCGTTGCGGGCGTTCGCGGAACAGGTACGATGAAAAGATGTCTACGATAGGCGCACAGTAGTTTGTGTAAACGGCTTCCTTCACACGGCGATGATATGCGCGTTTCTTCTCTTTCTCATGGCGAATAAGATAGTCGCCGTCGCGGTACTCTGCGCCACCAACATAACTACGACGGAACAGTTCAAGCGATTCGAGGTTGTCATGCAGATCATCGTGCTTGGACAGCAGCGTCTTTGCTTGTTCTACAGTAAGTGCCACATCAACCTCCGTGGTGCGCAGGAAAGAGAAACATTACAGCGCACCAAATAATATGTCCAGTAACCGTGTGGTCAATACCACTGCCGTAACCGCTTAACCTTGTTCGTGATTGGGTTCTCTAATTCACAGAAATAAGTTGCACTGTCACTTTGATGGTCATACCCGTCATGTCGTGTGAAGCCTTCGTACGTCCCCATCATAAAACTCTTTATCAAGTGCTTGCATCTTGGGTCAATAACTATCTTGTCCTCACGAAACATGCCGTTCGTGGCGTTAT